CTCTAGGGTGGGGGGTATCAATTTACCTTAATAAGGAATAATTTGCCCACTCTTATCAAACTTTACTCTAGATTTCACGAATCGCTCATGCTCTTTGTTATGACAATCCTTACAAAGTAATAAGAGGTTATCTTGATTTAAAGTAATGTTGATATCGTGAACGTTACTCGGCGTTACGTGAATTATATGATGAACTTCTTCACCAACCGCACCACACTTCTCGCATAACCCGTGTGCGCTATGTATTTTAATTAGTCGTGCTTGTTCCCATGAAGAACTCCTATAAAAACGATTAATTGCTTTACATTTACTCAGCACGGAGTAATCCCCACTTAGCAAATTCTTCAAATCCACCAAGAGATTTTATGTATCTTCTCGCAATCGCTACGATTTCTTCATATGGTTTTCCATCAATATATTCATCACCAATAGCGCAGCTAAGGCTGATAACTTCACCCGTTTCTTGCGCCTTCAAGAACGCATAGATATTAACGCTTACGTCAGCTTTAGATAAATCCTTACCGTGTAACCCTCCACCAGTTACGGAGTCAGCCATATCGCTACCGAGTTTTCTATTCGTTACCCCTGCATCAACTTCTTCCGTTCCCGTCCAATCGCCTAGTGGATTTACTTCAGCATATGCGAACATTTTTTTAAGTTCATCAGTACTAACATTACTATGACAAATGATAAGTCTTTCGTTATCAAGAATATATTTGCCGTCATAAGGATAAATGTCGTAGATTTCTTTCGCAATTTTTGTAAGTACCTTTTGCTCTTCCGTAAGCGGAACGCCTTTAAATATACCGTTATCGCCACATCTAATTTTTCCTTTTTGATTAAGGCTTAAATGCTCGTCTTGTGGATACTCTTTGTAATCAATATTTACCTTCCGCCCCACAATACGATGCACTGCTTTTATCACTTCTTTTTCATCTAATTTCACTGACGTTTCGTTAATGATGTGACAGTGTCCGTGACCAAGTAAAACCTCCACTGCGATTCGCGGATTTTCTTCTTTTTTATAAGCCATGTCTACTAGTGCACCAGCAATAACATCACACATTTTATCTGGATGCTTAGGACTTGTTTTTTCATAAGCCATTAAATATTTCCTCCCCTTATCCCAAGTAAATAACTGAATCACCAAACTTATTTTTAATAAAAGTCTCAATATTATCTTGAGATAGTGCTTCAATTAGTATCTGAGTTTTAGCGCTTTTTTCATTCCCTTTTTTCACCACAATAACATTAGCCATTCTTTTAGCGATATCGGAATCTTTATCTTCAGTAATTAAACATCTTTCAACGACTCCAGCTGAAAGTGCATAGTTTCCGTTTATAACAGCAAAAGCACAATCACTTAGCATTAACGGAATGTTTTGCGCTTCTACTTCAATAATATTTGCTTCGTTCATTCCGTGTTCTTTTAATAAATTAATCGCACGATCATAGTTAGATTTATCGCTTGGAACAATAATGGTATCAGTCTTTAAAAAAGCGCTAATATCGCTCTTCGTACCTGCATAAATACCCATTGGTTCAAAGTGAATGTCTTTTACTGAGATTAGATGCGTACCGTTAGCAGAGTTAAATTCTTCTAAATACGGCTTATGCTGAAAGTAATTAGCGTCTAACTCACCATTTTCTAAAGCAAAATTCGGTAATACATAATCATTAAAAATAGTGATATCAAGTTTAAATCCTTTCGATAAAACGTAATCTTTTGCTTCTTCTAAAATAAGGGCATGAGGCGTGGAACTTGCACCTACTACAATCGTTTTACTTTCTTTATTACAGCTCGTTAAAACAAAAACTGGCAAACTAACAAGCACCGCAAACTTTAATGTTTTAAGCATAAACACCTCCATAATAAATAACGCACTAATAAGTTATTAATGATTTGAATCATTGAAACGATGATAATGATAATCACCATAGATTCAGCAATAATCGTCCAATTAAAGCGTTGAAATCCGTAAACAATAGCGTAATTCCCTAATCCACCGCCACCAACTACTCCTGCCATTGCTGAGTAGCCAATGATGTTAATTAAAGCAATGCTTAATGAGTTAACTAAATAGGGAACTTTACTCGCCCATTTAATGTGAATAATAATCTTCGTATTAGATGCTCCATCGATTTTAGCGGCCTCAACTGTCGCATAAGGTACTTCCGACAATATTTCTTCAATTAACCGTGCTTCAAAAGGGATTGCACTAATCGTTAAAGGAATAATCATGGCACTAGTTCCGATAGCAGTGCCTAGTATTAATCTTGTAAACGGAAAGAGAAAAACAACTAGTAAGATAAAGGGAATACTACGCCCTAAATCAATAAGTCGATTTAAAACGAAGTTAGCAATTTTATGTGGGAATAGTCCGCCTGGTCTAGTTTCTGAGACGAGTGTCCCAAGTGGCATTGCTATCATCCACGAGATAAATAGTGAGACAAAGGACATATATAAAGTTTCAAGTGTCGCTTTAACCATGATACGCTCCAAAGAGATTTTTAAATATCGCTGTTAAACAGTTAACGACAATTGAATTACCAGCCATTTTATAAAGCTGTGTTTCACTTACTTTAGTGCTAAAAGCAATGTCGATACTCTCATCTTTCCACCCCATAAGGCGCCAACACTCTCGCGGTGTTAATCGTCGTATTGAAATTAAGTCTTGTGGATCATTAACGACAACGCCAATATCGGAGACTGTAGTCTTTAATGTTGGAATCATCTTTTTTTGTACGACACCTCGTTTAAATTCGCATCTATTCGTATAAACACCGTCCCCTACTTCCGCTAAGGCATACCCTTTTTTCACCGCTTGTGGAATCATAAACTTTGAATTGTCTAATCCTTCAAGAATAAGGTTATCTTTAGTTACAGTTGTGAGAGTATTTGTAATCCCGTCTTTTTTAATTTCAAGATGCTGGTGGATTTTTCCATCCTCTTCTCTTCGTCCACGTAAGGCGCACGGAATCGGTTCAATGATGAAATTATCAGTTGCTCTACTACCTGGATTTGTAGTAATCGTCCACCCAAAGGGCGCATCTCTAAATTGTGGTCTAAACCGCAGTCCACGAATAAACCCATTACGATTCTCCATGCTTGAAAAGTTAGTAATAAGTTTTTCACTTAAAAAGTATTTTTCCGCGACATCTTTTTCGAGTAAATCACTTAGTTTTGTTTCTAATGGTACTTTATTAGGAAAGCTAAAATCACCATCGTAATTAAGAAACGAAACCATGAAGCACCGTTCTCGATTCTGCGGAACACCGTAATCTTTAGCATTTAACACTTTATAGAACGATTTATAGCCTAACGATGAAAGATAATCGATCCATTCTTCAAATAAAGGCTTAAAGCGTTTCGACACAATATTTTTAACGTTCTCCATTAAGAGATATTTTGGTAAATTGCCGTTTTCTCGTGCTTTTTCTAAAAGTCGCTCTACCTCCCATAAAAGCGATGAACCAGTCCCACTTTCCTTTTCAAACCCTTTCATCCGACCAGAAATAGAAATATCAGTACACGGAAACGAATAAGTCCATAGGTCCGCTCTTGGTAAGGATTCTATGCTTCGTATATCTCCAAGATTATTAACTGCTCCGTGTAAGGCTTCATACACACTTAGCGCATACTTATCAATTTCGCTTATTGCGACTATTTCATGAGGAACATTAGCGTCTTTTAATCCCTGCACTTGCGCCCCTACTCCCGCGAAGAGTTCAATCACTTTTAACATATGAACCCTCCTTTTGAGTAAGAAAAAAGGCACCAATTGGTACCTCTTGCTCAGTTAATAGCCGTTTTAGCTATTTATTTTTATTCATTAATAAGATGCGTGCTGGTAGTACTTTAGCGATATTACATTCGTCACACACTCGCCCTTCAGTACACGGTTCGCCGTTATGTCCGTGATGAGTTATCTCTTTACCGCACAATGCACATTTCATACTATTTCGTATTCGTCCACACCAGGGATAAGCGCACATCCGCCCCAGGTTCCGTGGATTTGACCGATGCTATCGATAAAATCAATAACACCTTCTCTTCCTGCATAGTGCGGCTCATCCTTCATGTTAATAATGCGGATTTTATCGCCTACTTTAAGCGTTTTCATTCTCAACTACCTCGATAATATTGCGCTCTGGGATAACAATCACGATGCGTTCACTTGCTAACATCTCGACGAGTTTACTTTTAGTATCGCCACCCGTTACCATAACCGCATACCATGTTCCATCTAAATACGAACCGTTTTCAAATACTTCATCGATAATGCCTTCAATATCATGGAACTTTTTGTAATTTTCTAATTTCGCCTTAATGATTTGTCCTTTTACGATTTTCATAACCATCCTTCTTTCTTAGCGAACTCTTGACATGAGTCACTGTACTTCTTCCAAATTGACGCAGTCGTTAGTTTAGCGATATCTTCATCTTCGATAAAGCGCATTCCCGCTCGGACTTCGCCAAAGTATTTTAAGAGCGATTCATCACCCTTTTCACGCCATATTTCTACACCGTTATGGAGATAGACATACTCGCGAGTTTTCTTGTTATAACCGAGTTGGTTAATCCGTCGTTTACTTTGTGTAACTAGTAACATTTCTTTAAGCCCTTTCTTTCGTTTTTGCGATGCCTTAGTGCCACGATGTAGCCCTTTTTTCATCATTCATATATTTGCTCTATATCAAAGATATAGCAACTCATATGGACATCATATTTCATGATTTTTTAACATATATAAAGTCCTATCAAAAGACACGCATATACGCACATATGTGCCTGTCTTTTTTGCTTTAGCCTAAGAAGGAATCAAGACTAAATTCAACAATTTCAGAAAGCGGAATTTGTTTCCCGTCTCGTAGTAAATAAGAGTTTTCTGTACTATCTTTTTGCTTTAAATAACGCTTAACGATGACATCAACATATTTTTCATCAAGTTCCATTAGATAAGCGGTTCTTTTAATTTGCTCACAAGCAATAAGTGTCGTTCCGCTTCCACCAAAGAGATCAAGCACGAGTTCGCCACGTCGACTACTGTTTTGAATAAGTTTAGTCACAAGCGGAATCGGCTTCATGGTTGGATGAAGGTCAGAAACTTGTGGACGGTCATATTCAAGAACGGTTGTTTGCGTTCTATCATTTACAAAGTAATGAGCCGCGCCTTCACGCCATCCAAATAGGATTGGTTCATGGATGTAGTGATAAGGAAGTCTTCCTAAAACGAAATTGTTCTTCTTCCACACTAGACATTCCGATAGTTTAAAACCAGCTTCCTTAAAAGCAGACCTAAAATTAAGCCCTTCAGTATCTGCGTGAAATACATAAATTGATCCACCAGGCTTAATGTTGTTATAGAAATTAACCATCACCTTTTTTAGAAATTCTCGGAATGAGGTGTCATCCATATCATCATTAAGAATTGTGCGGTCAGTCATACCGGTGTTATATCCGCCTCTTTCTTTATATTGCTTCCCCTTTGTGCCAATTGCGACGTTATATGGTGGATCAGTTTCAATAAGGTCGGCAACTCTACCATTCATCAAGATATCGACATCTTCTTTTAAGGTTGAATCACCACACATCACACGATGCTCACCAAGAACATACACATCACCACGTTTTGAATACGGGTTTTCTGGTAGTTCTTCATCAAAATCGAAGTCATCATCTTTAGTTTCCGTTTGTAAAATGGCATCGAGATCATCAAATCCGAACTGCACCATATCGACTTCATCTAACGCTAGAAGTTCTTCTCGTAATAAGTCAAAGTCCCAGTCCGATAGTTCAGCTGTTTTGTTATCGACGATACGAAATTGGCGGATTTGCTCTTCACTTAAATCATCCGCGATAATACACGGTACTTCTTCAAGCCCCAACTTTTTAGCCGCTTTTAATCTTGTGTGACCCGTAACGACAACATTATCGCTACTAATCACGATTGGTACTTTAAAACCGTAAGCCTTAATGGAATTAGCAACAGCATCAACGCCTTTATCGTTTTTGCGCGGATTTTTCTCATACGGAATTAAATCACTTGTTTTCACCATCGTTATCGTTAGTGCCATTACTCCATTCCTCCTTATTGTTTTCCATTTTTTGGCGTGCTAGTTCAAGTTCTTCACGCTTATCTGAATACTGTCTTCCAAAGCGCTGTGTTAAAAGATAGACAAGCGCACCTAAATTAGGTTCCGTTTCTCGCTTAACACGGTGAACTTTCTTCCTTGGTTTACTACCGTCTTGCTTATCTTCAAGCCAAGTGTCTTCCGTCACATATGTAGAGCCGAATGCCACTTTGTATAAGGCAGTAAAAGCAGCATCTAAAACATAGTCATCAGCGTCAATAAAAGCCTGCTCTATCTCAGGGTGTTTCTTTTTTAACCTCGAAAAGTACGCCTCACTCAACTTAAGGCGTTCACAGATTTGACGTTGCGTATATCCCTTTTTAGATAAATCAGTCAATAATTCTCGAACCTTTGGCCATGAATTGATACCGGTTGAAGCTTTCCACTTTTCAAAGGCATCGAGTTTCTTCGCCATCGTCTTTCCTCCGAATTGTGTATAAATAAAAGAACCCATGATTCCTCACAGGCTCTCCTTTTAGCTTTCGCCAATTTTACAATACTACAACTCTTGACAGATTACAACAGTCCAAAGCGGTTCATTGCGGTTCATCGTGGTTCAATATTTAATATCGCCTCAAATTCCGCTAGTGCATCCTCGTGCCAACGCTTTATTGTGCTTCTACTCACATATATTTTTGTAGCAATGTCATCCCAATTCCGATGGTTGAAATATCGCTCAATAAGAATACATTTATAGTCTTCACTGTTCATTGCTTCAATTTTAAGGAGTGCTTCTGCTTTGAGATTTTTCAGTTCTTCTTCTTTATTCTTGATTTCAATTTCGATATCAAACTTTTTATTAAGCCACTTTACAAACGGTGCTTGGAGATTCTTATTAGGACTAAGCACCTCTCTATCAAGACATGGTCCAGGAATTGATAAACTCATCTCATCATAATACTCGCACCGCATTTTCATGTATCTTATTTCCGTTTCTAGCGTTTTAATTCGTTCTAAGTATTCTCTAGCATTCATAGCCACCTCCTTTAAGTTCAGCTTTAAGCGCATCAACCAGTCGTGATTGTGTTGCGTCTTTTCTTTGTAGCGCCTTTAGCACTCTTTCATCCATCGTCCCTTTTGTAACAAGATGAATAATTACCACGGTTTTCTCTTTTTGCCCCTGGCGATAAATCCTAGCGATAGTTTGCTGATATAACTCTAAACTCCACGTTAGCCCAAACCACACAAGCGTGTTCCCACCACTTTGAAGGTTAAGACCGTGACCAGCGGAAGCAGGATGCACTAACCCTACTTCTAACTCTTTAGCGTTCCACTTTCGTATTGCTTCTGGTTTATCTAGTGTTTCGTATATAACGCCTAATTTATTAAGCCTTCGTTTAATCCGCTCTAAATCATGCTTGAACCAATAAGCGACAAGTAGCGGTTTGCCATTAGCCCCTTCGATAACATCTTCCAAGGCATCAAGTTTTTGTTCATGTACCTCGACAACATCACCGTTATCGGAATAAATTGCTCCATTTGCCATTTGTAGTAATTTCCCAGTCAGCACAGCCGCATTCGCGGAAGTGATTTCCTTATGTTCGATTTCAGCAATCATTTCTTCTTGTAGTTCTTTATACAACTCTTTTTCCTCATCCGCTAAATCGACTGCGTGCTCAACTTCAATTAACCCTGGCATTTTTAGGTGGTCAATTGCTTTCATTGATATCGTGATGTCCGAAATCTTTTTATAAATGCGCTCTTCCGCTCCGATTTGTGGTTTATAGGAGAAGACAACCATACCGTTACGCTTATCAGGGAGAAAGTATTCTTCACGATAGCGGGTGATAAAGCGCCCAAGTCTTGCCCCATTATCAAGGCACTTAAACTCCGCGAATAAATCCATTAATCCGTTAGAAGCTGGCGTTCCCGTTAAGCCAACAATGCGCTTAATATAAGGTCTAACTTGCATCAACGCTTTGTGCCGTTTTGATTTAGCATTTTTGAAACTTGATAATTCATCGATAACGACGGTGTCAAAGTCGAAGGTATATCCGCTTTTTCGTACAAGCCAATCAAGATTCTCCCGATTGATAATGTAAATATCGGCTTTTTCCGCTAAGGCACGTAAGCGCTCCGCTTCACTCCCAATAACAACGCTAGATTTAAGAAATTGAAGATGATCCCATTTAGCAAGTTCATCGGGCCACGAGATAAGCCCGACTCGAAGCGGAGCAACCACCAACACTTTATGAATTAAGAAGGAATCAAACAAAAGATTCAAAAGGGCAGTAAGTGTAATAACCGTCTTCCCTAACCCCATATCAACGAGGAGTGCACTAATCGGGTGCGTTTCAATGTAGTTAGTGGCAAATGTTTGATATTCATGTGGTTCGTATTGCATCGATAATCCCCCCTATTTCTTTTTCATCATCAAGTACATAAGTTTTAAACCCAAGTTTTTGTAGTTCCTTATGACGCCTCATTTGTATCTTGCGTGGTTTTTGATTAGGTGCTTTTACTTCGACAAAGCCAATCTTGCCAAACGCTATTAGAATTAAGCGGTCAGGAACACCTACATATCCTGGACTAACGAGTTTTAAGGCTAAACCACCAGCCTTTTTAACTTCTTGCACCAATTTCTTCTCAATTTTCGTCTCTTTTCCCATGCGACCTCTTTCCAATACTTTAGTATTGATGAGATCGATGAAGTCGTTTCCGTACTTTTCTAT